TTTCCGGCTTCTTTGAGGCTATCCATTACGTCCAGCAGTCGCTCCGCCTCGACCTCAATGGCACGGACGGATTCGCCTATGTGGTATTGAAGCGAGTGCGCCATCTCGATAGGCCCTTGATCAAATCACCTGCTTCTCACCGCTGTTCCAGTTATTCAGCCTTCACCCTGGTAACAAGCCCTATTTGTACCTCTGTGGCATAAGCCACCAGCTTGTCCTCGGCATCCGGAAAGCTCGCCACTATCTTGAGCAGCTCCCGCGCCTCAGCCTCAAGCCCCAGCTCGGATAACCGCACAGTCATCCCCGACAGGTCGACCCCGGACCACTTGAGCAGGGCAGCGACTTCTTTCAGATCGCGGCGTAACTGTTGGCTGGGCTTGGTGAGGGGCATAACTTCCTCGCTGGATTTTTTACAGGCTGATCAGCGGCACTACCAAAGTACGGACGACCAGAAAACCCTGCCTTTGATGTGAATGTTCCGCTCGGCCATCTCTTGCGCCGTGTACTCCTCATCAGGGTGCTCGTCCCGATTGAAGCTCCGCATACGGACGCCTCCACCTGGCAGGCGGTAGAGGGTTTTTACCCGGAGCTGGCCGTCGTGATCGATGGCATACATCTTTCCGTCCACAACACTTGTGCTGCCCTGGTCAACACCCACGGTGCTTTTGTCCGGCAGCACAGGCTCCATGCTGTTCCCGCTTACAGTTACACATACAGCCTCGCTCGGCTGTACGCCTTGGCGTCGCAGGGTCAGCTTTCCAAAGCGCAGTTTCTGCTTGTGGGATTGCTCAACGACGGTCTTCCCGCTCCCTGCCGACAGCTCCACTTCCTTAAGGAACGGCACGTATACCTCATCATCGTCCAGCGGGGTGTCGTCATCCCATACGTCAATTGAGCCGATCATTGTGGCGTTCGATTCAATCTTGCGCTGAGCCTCAGCTGCAGCCTCGCCAGTGACCAAAAAACCGACCGAAGTCGAAAGGGCGCCTGCTATTTCATCGAGCCTCCGTCCTCGCGGAACCGAAACCTCCGACTCCCATTTCTGGATTGCTTGAGGCGACAAGCCAAGGCGGCGAGCCAGCTCAGACTGACTCAACCCTGATTGCTCTCGTTTTTGCGCTATGCGCTTACCTAATGTGCTCATAGCTCAATGATGCAACCGGTAGTTGTAATTTTCACTGTGAATGTAAGTTGTAAGTTGGCTTATCATACGATAACCTCTGGTTGTAATTGTAACTTTGAGGTTCAAAATGGAAGAGCTACTTATCGAAGACCTGCCTATCTGCAGGGCGGCTAAAGCCGCTGGCGGGCAGTCCGCCCTAGCTCGCCTCCTCAAGGTCACTCCTCAGGCGGTGCAGAAAATGTGCGCCTCCGGGCGTGTCCCTGCCGAGCGAGTTCTCGAAATCGAAAAAGCCACCGGCGTGTCGCGCCACGAGCTGCGGCCGGATCTCTATCCGACTGAATCACTTTCCGCCGCCTAACCCACAACCCGCTGCGAACTGAGCGATGCAGTCGCCCGCTCGAACCCTCGCAACTCATCACTGCCAAGTTGACTCCTCAGAGGGTCGGCGATCCGCTCAAACGCAGGCCAAAGCCTGAGTTGAGACGACAAGGGAAGGGTGGAAGCCAAGGCAACCACCAAGCAGCAAAGGGCGGCTACTTCGCCTTGTAGTTCGGAAGAGTCGGTCATGGATGCGTCCTTGATCAGTTGATGAACGAATGATCGTGGAACTAGTGGCACCAAGCCACGTAACAATTTTCGAGGTGTTACATGCAATCGCTGATGCAAGCCATTTATGACGTTGTCGACGAGCACGGCACCAAGAAGATTGCTGAGGGCGCCAGCTTCACCTCGCGCACCCTGCTGGCTCAGAAAGCCAACCCCGACTACGACAGCCACAACATGAACGTGCCCGAGCTGGATCGGATCATGGCGTTCACGCGCGACTTTCGTCCGCTGGTGGCCTGGGCGGATCGCTTCGACTTCGACTTGGTTCCGCGCAAGCGCCCAGACCCTAAGCCTCTTCTCGTTTCTTTGAGCGCCGTGTCGGCCGAGTACGGAGACGTCGCTCGCTTCATCGTTGATGCGCTTGCTGACAACTTCGTGAGCAGAAGCGAGAAGGGCCAGGGCGATCGGATCATCCAAGAAGTGATTGATGCATTGCAGATTCTTCGCGAGTCGCTGAAGGCTGCTTAAGCGTTAAGCATCGGCGGGGGCCGATTCGCAACACAGGCGCAGCCGGCAGTTAAGCCGCTCGCACCAGGAAGACCATCAGGGGAAAGGAAATGGACAGCAAGACAACAGGGCGCATGGGGGCATTGAACGCTGAGGGCAGAAGCCCTGCCGGCGGGATTGGTCGCGCCTGCGGAAAAGCAATCGCCTGAATCGCAGGCACAAAAAAGCCGACGTAGAAGGTCGGCTGATTCGCAAAACTAGAGAGGCCTGATTATATGCAAACCCAATCACATAGCAATACCCCGACCAATGTCGCGACACGTTTTGTTAATTCTGAAAACGTGTCGCGGATTTCTGCTTTGTGCGGAATCAAGATAAAGCAGGACGAGGAGGGGCGTTATTGCCTCAACGATCTGCATCGCGCAGCAGTTGCCGACGGCGCCAACAAGCGAACCAAGGAGCCGGCCAAGTTCATGGCGACCGAGCCATTCAACGAAATGGCGTTGGAATTAACTACCCAGAATCCGGGTAGTTTGCCAGTGGCAACTATTGAGGGTCGCAACGGCGGCACCTACGTTGCGAGGGAGCTGATCTACGCCTACGCCATGTGGGTGAATGCTCGCTTCCATCTGCATGTCATCCGCACCTTCGATGCCGTGGTTATCGGTCGCATTGAGTTCGTTGAAAGCCGCCATGCCCGCGAACGCGCTCGTCTCGAAGCCCCCGCCCTGACCGACGCCATCAAGCATGGTCGCCTGGCTGCCGGGAAAGAGATCAAGCACTACCACTTCAGCACCGAGTTCGACCTGATCAATCGCATCGCCCTGGGTATGCCGTCGAAGCAGTACCGGGTCGCCCACTGCATCGGCCCGACTGAAGCTATCCGCGACCATCTGACGCCCTGCGAGATCCGCTGCATTGAACACCTGCAGCGTGTCAACGCATCGCTGATCGATGTAGGCATGCCTTATGAGGCCCGCAAAGAGCAGCTGAGCAAGATCTACATCCAGCGCCATAGCCGTGCGCTTCTCTCTGAAATCAAGCGCCTGGAGTTTTGATCATGGCCAACCTCACTTATCAGCAGCTTTATGAGCGCACCGCCCAGGCAGGCCTTGACCACTTCCGAGCTCAAAACACCAAGAAGGCCCTCAAGGCCGAATTGAGGTCGATGTACGACACCTTCTTCAAAGCCAACGGCCGTCCATCTGGCCGCTTTGATCAGTACAACGATGACTTCCTTCCGGTGATGAGCTTCACCGAATCGCAGTTCGAGCGTGTGCGGGCCGCCAAAAAGATCGAGTACAACGCTCTTCGCCGGTACCGGACTGCGGTCGGCGCCCTGGATCGCTTCGTGGATGCTTTTTCTGAGGAGCGCCAATGATGCATTACTTCAAACGCAACATCGGCGACTACCACAAGAAGGCTGGCCGGCTCTCAATGCTTGAGCACGGTTCGTACACGTTAATCATGGACGCGTGCTACGACCGTGAACGCTTCCCTACGCTTGAAGAAGCTATCGACTGGTGCTGGGCCAGATCGGAAGAAGAAATCTCTGCCGTCAAATTTGTCCTGAGCAAGTTCTTCACCTTGATTGACGGGGTCTACACGCAAGAACGCATTGCGGATGAGATCGCCGCCTATCAAGAAAGGGCGGAGAAGAACAAGCAGATTGCTATTGATCGCGAGAACAAGCGCAAAGGTGTGCGTGCACCAGACGTGCACGAAGCGTGCACGGATCGCCACCTAACCATTAACCAAGAACCACTAACCACTAACCAAGAACCAGAAGATCAACACAACTCACTCCCCGCGAGTGAGCCTGAAGCCGTCGATCCGAACCTGCCGACCGAGATGACCCTTGAGTGGGTCCCCGACGAGAACCTGCTGAAGAACTACGCGCTGCGCATGGCCCTGCCTGTCACCCTGTTCACCACCGAGGCCATCGGCGCCTTCGTCTGCCACTACACGGCAAGCGGCCGGGCCGAAACACAGAAGGCGTGGGTGAGCCTGTTGGTTAAGTGGATCAAGCGTGACAACGCCACGGCTGCC